TTATGCTTTCTTCTTTTAGTAACCCGACTACGAACGAGCAGCAAACCAAGATTCGAGAGTGTGCAGAGGCTGCACATCCCGTTGAGGCGTGTGGTTTTATTCTGAATAATGGAAGCGTCGTTGAATGTACTAACACGTCTAAAGAGGAGAACACTTTTACGATTAGCGCTGAAGAGACTGCTTTGTATCTGGACGACGCGGCAGCGTCTTGGCATAGTCATATCGATTATGGGACCGTTAGTTTCGCGGACATCAATGCTTCCAAGGCATTGAACCTGCCGTATGCAATTTTTAACTGTGCAGGCACAGAGCATTTTTACTTTGACCCGAGCCAGTCAGCAGGTTTGCTGGGGCGTCCATGGCTGTATGGCGGTTATGACTGTTATTCAGCAGTGCGTGACTGGTACAGCCAAGAGATGGGTGTTGCTATGGGCGACTATGAACGCTTGTACGAGGGCGAATGGGTGCAGCGTGGGTTTACGCATTTTGAAGACAACTTTGCCGCTGAAGGCTTTGTGCGGATCCCTCCATCAGTGCCGTTGGAGCGGGGCGACGTGTTCCTGATGAAGATTAAAAACGACGATGCGTGCAACCATGTCGCAGTGCTGGAAGACCCAGAGGCCAATCAGATTTACCAGCATTTAGTAGGCCGCAAGTCTGAGGTGATGTCCTACAGCGGCTATTTCCGCGATAATACGGCCATGGTCGTTCGGCGCATTGCCTAATGGTTACGATCCGATTGGTTGGGGAAGCTGGACGCAGGTTTGGCCGCAAGTTTCAGCTAGCGATTAAAACGCCTGCAGAAGGCTTGCGAGCCTTGATGCTGCAAATACCTGGCTTGCGGGAATACCTGCTGGAGTCGGGTGACAAGGGTGTTGCTTGGAAGGTGATAACCGATTACGCGCAAGACGGCATTGATGAAGAGCAGTTGCTGTGGCCGATCAGCCAGCGGTTAGTGCTTGCCCCTGTTCCCGTGGGTCGCGGTGGCGTGGGCAAAATTATTGCCGGTGTCGCCTTAGTTGCGGTTGCCATTTTGGTTCCTGGTCTTGGTGCAACCGCTGCAACAATTTTTGGCACGCAATTTGGAGCAATTTCGCTTGGCATCGGCGCTATGGGCGTCTCATTACTGTTTGGCGGTGTTGCGGACCTTCTGACGCCTACACCCAAAATGCCAACGGTAAAGGGCGGCCTAGGACGTTCTAGCGCCACTACAGGTCGCAATCAAACGGAACAGCTGAACTCATTCACTTTTGATAAGTCAAACGCTAATACTGTCCAAGGCGACGTTGTGCCGGTGCTATATGGGGAACGTATTATTGGTGCATTGCCTGTCCTTTCGTTCGGCCTTGAGCTGCAGAACTTCTTGTGATGGACAGTGACACTCAAGCAACAGAAGTCGAAGTCAGCGGCGCTGGCGGTGGAGGCGGTGGGCGTTCACAGCCCAAGACTGTTGTTCAACAGACAATCGTTCAAGCCCCTAAGGCTCGTCAGCCGGTAGAGGCTGAAAATAATCTTTTTTCAGTTGCATTTGCCAAGACTGTTTATGCGTTATCTGAGGGGGAAGTAGAAGGTTTCCCCAACGGTATTGAAAAGGACGTTTATCTTGATGGCGTTCCAATTCGCAACCCGGACAATTCTGCAAATTTTGAAGGGTTTACGCTTGAGTCTCGTGATGGAGATGATGCGACTCAAACACCTATTCCAGGATTTAGTCAAGCAGAGAACACTGTTGGCGTAAACGTAAACATTACTCAAGCCACTGGTGCAATCACTAGGGCGATTACAGATACAGACACGGAACGTGCCAGGGTAATTATTTCGCATCCTGCGTTGCAGGCGCAGAACCAAGACAACGGAGACATCAACGGTACTTCGGTCAGCTACAAAATTGAAGTCAATTCAAATGGCGGGGCGTTTACTACGGCTGCACAGCCTACGGTTGAAGGCAAAGCAAATAGTGAGTTCCAAAGGGCGTATGAATTTGACTTGCCTGGAACGGGGCCTTGGAATCTGCGTGTTTCTCGTTTAACTGCAGACAGCAGCTCTGCCTTTATTCAAAACAGTATTTCGTGGCAAAGTTACGTTGAAATTGTTGATGAAAAACTTGCTTATCCAAACACAGCATGTGTCGCGGTTAAGGTTGACGCTAGGCAGTTCAATACTATTCCTGATGTATCGGTAAAGCTTCGCGGCAAGCGCGTTCAAGTTCCTACTAATTACGACGCAGCCACGCGAACTTATACAGGGATATGGGACGGAACATTCCAAATGGCATGGACTGATAATCCTGCTTGGATTTTTAGAGATATTGTCATGAACGAAAGGTTTGGCGTAAAACGTTATATCAACTCAATTGCTATCGACCCTTGGTATCTCTACACGGTCAGCCAGTATTGCGATGAAAGTGTCCCTGATGGATCGGGCGGAACTGAGCCTCGGTTTACGTGCAATGTGTATCTACAAAACCCAGGCAGTGTGTATGACGTATTAAATGCGTTGGCATCTTGCTTCCGTGGGTTGATCTATTACAGCGAAGGCGAGCTGTATTTAACTCAAGACCGTTTACAGAATCCCGTTCAACAGTTTAGCGAAGCGAATGTTATTCAAGAAACTACAGATGACGGAAGGGTTTCAACGCCATGCTTCAATTATTCAGGATCTGCGCGTGCAGCGCGTAAAACTGTTGTTCTCGCAAACTGGGACGACCCTAATCAGGTTTACAGTTCGGTTACTGAGTATCAGCAAGATGATGAGCTATTAGACAAGCTTGGTTATAACCCCGTTGATCTTCGCTTGCTTGGGGTTACATCTCGTGGCCAAGCATTGAGGGCAGCTAAGCACACATTGTTTAGCGACCGCTATGAAACAGAAAAAGTCAGCTTTAAAATTGGGGCGGAAGGCTTGGCTGCTGGCGTTGGCGAGGTGATACAGATTGCTGATCCTCTCAAGCAAGGTCAGCGTTTAGGTGGTCGAATTGTGAGCGTAGACGCCAACACCGTCACGCTTGATGCAGTTTTAACGTTGGTCGATGGAACGGCGTACACATTGACGCTGGTTGTTCCTGACGGTGAGACAACAACAAATCCAGACGGGTCAATAACCACAAAACCTAAACTTCAAGTCTTTGACGTTGTTAGCTCTACAAACGTTAATTCAGAACTCACGGATTTCAGAATACAAAGGCAAGGTACAACAGATGATCTGTTGACGCAGGGCAGCGATAATTTAGTCGCCAGCATTGCAACTAGCGATGGGCAAAATACAAAAGTCGTTCTTAACTCAACTGTTAATTCACAGACAGGTGCTTTGTGGGTATTGGAGTGGAGCGCTATGCAGGCGGCCACCTACAGGATCGTTTCAGTTGCGGAAGCAGAGCCGCTCATATATCAAGTCGAGGCGATCCAGTACAACGCCAGCAAGTACGGCTATGTCGATAATGATTTACCAGTAGCGATCCCTAAAGATCGCTTTCAGCTGCGGCAAATTACTCCGCCGACCAACCTTGATGCTGACCTTGAGTATTCAAACGGGCAGACATCAATCAGGGCATCATGGAAAGCGCCTCAATTCAACAATTCAGTTGACCTGTTGATTCGTGGTTACAGGTATCAATGGCGGAAGACTGGAGACACTGAATGGCATGACGTGGTGTCAGTGCAGGCGACGACAGTCGAAATACCTTTGCAGAATCATGTTTTTGGCAGTTCGTATCAAGTACGGGTTGCGGCTGTAAATCGGCTTGGCACTCAATCTGACTGGGTTAGCTATGACGTGGACTCGTTCCCCGCAATTCCAGACTTAAGCGCGTCTGGGTTTGGTGCGACATTGACGCACGCAAGCCAGCCAGACGGGACGCATTTGTTGATTGTAAATTCTGGAACGTGCCCAATCCCTGAGCGAATCAATGGCTATCGATGCTGGGTTAGGCCGCGCACTTTGACTTCGGGTGAAATCCCTGGCGTTAAGACGCCCGACTCTGAGGGTTGGTATTTCTTGGCTGATATTCCGCTTACTGGGTATTACACGCAAGCGTTCCACGCGCCAGACACCTATGACGTGCGCGTGAATTTTACGAGTGCAATTTTTGGCGAAGAGCCAACCAACTACATTTTTGATCTTGTCGAACGTGATGAGATTACGCCGCCAACGCCAAGCAATTTTGGAGTTGTCGAGAATCAAAACAGCAGCGGCAAACGTTTTAGCTGGCAGCTGCCTTTAAGTATTTACGGGAGCTGGGATCAAAGCGTCGTTGCAGACGTTATCGCTTATCAGGTCAGGTTCAAGAAAGGAGCATTGGCGACAAACATTATTGAATTTGACGTTTCAACTGATTTGATCACAGTTAAAACAGGCACTGTTATTGGTACGAAGGTCAATCAGCACTTATTTTCTATTGGCGATCAAGTGCAGTTCGCTGCATCAAGTGGATCGTTGCCAACTGGGATTACAGGCGGCACGACTTACTTTGTCGCAGCTGACGGATTTTCAAGCGTTGCCTTCAAGGTAAGCGCAACAAGCGGCGGAGCGGCCATCAACCTGACGGGCACTGCGACTGGCACGTATAACGTCTCTGGCCCTGCTAGCGCTAAACAGCGACTTGACTTGCAGGCATCTTGGTTCGCGGGGATTGAACTTGCCTCAGGGGGCTTGCCTGCACAACAGCAGTGGTTTGAAACAAGTCTGTTTGATGTTGATACTTGGGTCGTAATGGTCAAAGCCGTTGATGCAACTCAGTGGCGTTCTGACGTTCCTGCCTTTGTGCTGGTAAATATTGGTGCGCCACCTGTCAGCAATGCGGTCCAATCAATTGATGCTAAAAACGCCCCAAGCAATGATTGGCCGGGGGTTAAAGACAATTGCGAGGTCAGCGGCGGCAACCTTGTCCAAACCAACGCACAACTAGATAGCATCTTTACTTGGAATTTTGACAACAATAACTTGGAAAGTGCTTTACTTTTGAGCACAACTTCTACTGCAACCTATCAGCACAAATTAGTCGCATTGACTGGTCAGGTGACTGAAATTACACAGGAAGATGATTTTAATATTTTGAAAGAGGATAATGACAAGCTATTAGCCGAACAGCGTTTTTACAGCGCAACAGAGCTGGCAGAGGGAGGCATTGTTCACCCTTACGCACCGTTTGAAAAGTTGCTAGGTGATGTCTACCGGGTTGAGACAACGTTTAAGAGCCCAGACGGTGGGACGACTGTTGGCAACATCACTGCATTGACGGCGCAGCTTGATTACCCAGACATAATCGAAAAGCAAAATGATGTGGCTATTTCTAATGCGGCAAATGGGGTGGCAATTAGCCTTGCCAAGACTTTTAGAAGCATCGAAAGCGTGACCATCACCGCAATACAGACGACAACGAATCCAAACGTCGTCACTGCCGTGGTTAGAGCAAAAACGACCAGCTCGGTTACGATTAGTTGTCTGAACTCCAGCGGCAACCCTGTTGCTGGCGAAGTTGACATCACTGTGATTGGGTACTGATGGCTGACGCACGTATTTCTCAGCTGCCTTCGGCTAGCACGATTTCAGCCAATGACGTGCTTCCGTTTACCAGCATCAGTGGTAGCGAAACGCGGCGCATCACCGCTAACAGCCTTGGTTTAGTCCTAACCCAGCTTGGTTTAACTGTTGGTTCATCTGCTCCAAGCAGTCCTGCACCGTATAACGGTCAACTTTGGGTGGATACCAGCACCAATCCGCCAGTTCTAAAAGTCTTTAACGGTGCAACGTTTACGACTGTCAGTTTTCTGCCGGGTTCGTCAGTTTCTACAAGCCCGTCAAACACTGCTCCTGGCTCGCCAGCGTTGGGGCAGTTATGGCTTGACACAAGTCAAACGCCTGACGAGCTGAAGGTTTACGACGGTGCGGCGTTTGTTCGCGTTGACCCTTTAGGTATTACCGATACGGCAGCAGCTGCCAAGTATTTACAAATTGCCAACGCCGCTACTACCTATTTGGCGTTAGCCGGTGGGACGATGACTGGCGACTTGACGCTTGCGGGCAATCCAACCACAAACAACATGGCCTCAAACAAGGCTTATGTTGACACGCAAATTGCAGCGATTCCGGCAGCAACAGACCAAACACCTGCTGGGACGGTTATCTATTCAGCAAGGTCAACGGCCCCAGCTGGTTATTTGCACGCTAATGGTGCAGCGGTTAGCCGATCAACCTATGCGGCGTTATTCACGGCGATTGGAACGACTTACGGTGCTGGCAACGGCTCAACGACTTTCAATGTGCCGGATTTGCGTGGTGAGTTTCTGCGTGGACTTGACGGCGGCAGGGGCGTTGACACTGGCCGAGCGTTAGGCAGCGCTCAGTCCAGTCAAAACATCACGCACAGTCACGGTACGGCTGGAGGCGGTGCCAGCGGCACTTTTGTGACCAGCGTTTCGCTCAGTCAAAACAGTAACGAAGTTCCAAACAGCCCCGACGAGGTGAATGTTCTTAATACCGGCACCAATATCAGCAGTTCTACGGGCAGCGTGAGCTACACCCGCCCTACGGTCAATAATGACGGGGGCACTGAAGCGCGTCCTCGCAACATTGCCTTGCTGCCCTGTATTAAGACCTAAGGCAGGGATAAAATCAAATCATTGGCTGGCTGAGTTATGGCTGACATCAAGATCACTGATTTGGCTGCGTACACCGCGCCAACAAGCACTGATGTTCTAGTCGTAGTCGATGTTGGCAACGACATCACTAAGAAAGTCAGCATTGCTGATTTATTGGAAAATGCGGGGTCTGGAGCGGTAGCGACCCCTGGCATTGCTTTTGACGGTGACAACGACACTGGCATTTACCGCCCAGGGACCAATCAGGTTGCAATATCTGCCGGTGGAACGCAAGCGCTGTTAGCAGAAAGCACTGGCATCACGATTCCGGGCAACTTAACGGTGTCTGGTACGACCACGACGATCGACACAACGACGCTGGTTGTTGAAGACAAGAACATTGAAATTGGTAAGGTCAGCACACCGACTGACACGACTGCTGATGGCGGTGGAATCACGCTAAAGGGTGCAAGCGATAAAACGATTACTTGGGTGAACGCCACTGATTGCTGGACATTCAATCAAACGGTGGACTTTAACGGTCACATTCGCACTGATAGCTCAGGGCGGTTGTTGATTGGCACGTCTGCAACTGTTACGACTTATAAAACAGAAATAGTTGATGATGCCTCGACAAACCTAGCACTTGTAACCGGAAGTAGCACTGGTGCAGCTAATTGTCCGTTCTTAACAATACGTCGATCTCGTGGTTCTACTGCCAGTCCTTCTGTTGTTCTTGCTAATGATTTAACTGGCGTCATTGATTTTCGTGGCTACTCAGGTGCAGCCACCTCTTATGTGTCTTGCGCACAAATAAGCGCTGCCGTTGATGGCACCCCTGATAGCGCTGGCGATACCAGTGACATGCCAGGCCGCCTAGTGTTCTCTACTAGTGACGATGGTGCGTCTTCTCCGACCGAGCGGATGCGAATCGACAGCGATGGGAATGTTGGAATTGGAACAACTAGTTCAAATAGATTACTTCAGTTATCTCAGGCAAATAGCACAGCATACAGTGAAACTGATTTTGATCAAAACTATCATGTATTAAAGCTCAATAACACTACAGATAGTAAGTCTGTAGGAATGCAATTTCTTATTGGCACGAATGGCGAAGCAGCAATTACTGCCACAGAAACAAGTGATGGTTCAACTGATTTAGCATTTGGGACGCGAGGTGGTGGTAATAGGGCAGAGCGCCTACGAATCGACAGCAGCGGAAATGTTGGCATTGGAGCGACCTTAAATTATGCTAACTCTCTTTTAGAAGTAAGGAAAGCTGCTGGGGGCGACGGGGTTGCAATTCGTGTGACCAACGATACGACCACTGACGGTTCGCAAGCTGGCATAATTTTTACTAACACTACCGCTGATTTTACGAGTGCAGCAATAGCTCATAAGCGAAATGACAATGCCCTTATTTTTTACAACGGGCAAAGTGCAGGAGGAGGCGGTTTTGCAAACGCTACCGAACGGATGCGAATCGA